ACAGACGCATCTGCGCAGCCAGCAGGCTTTTGAGCGCGATCTTGCCATTGCGCGTATTGACGATCTTTATGGCAACGATGGAGTTGCCAAGTCTGGCGTCAATGCCATTGCCACAAATGTCATCGGCTGCGGCCTTACTCCGCAAAGCATTATTCCCGCAAAGCAACTTGGTCTTGAGCCGGAAGCCGTCATTGAAATTCAGGATCAGATGGAATGGCTCTGGGCCGAATGGTGCGCCCAGGCCCATTACCGCGATCAGCTCCATTTTGAAGATTTGCAGATGATTGGGCTGCGCTCCCTGATCCGCAATGGCGAGATGCTCCATCTGCCTGTCATGGATGAGCGGCCGGGTTGCCGTTTTGCCCTGCGCATTCAGGACATCCGGCCTGTCCGCCTGCGCACTCCGTGGGATAAACAATACGATCCCTATATCCATGACGGCGTGGAAGTTTCGGCTACTGGCGTTCCTGCTGCCTACTGGATCGCCTCTCCCCCTCCGTCTGTGGCCATGCTGGATGATGTCATGTACACGTCCGGCTATTTTCGGCGCGTTCCTGCGCAAATTGGCCACAGAAAGGGATTTTTTCATATTTTCCGCCCGGAAAGCGAGGAACAGTACCGGGGCGTGAGCAGTCTGGCAGCCGCTCTCAAATTTTTCCGCCATTTGAATGATTCCATCGACTATGAATTGTTCGCCCAAGTGCTGGCGGCATCATTTCCAGTCTTTATCGGGCTGGAAAACGGGCCACAGTACATGCCCAGCTATGTGAAGGAAGAAAGCGATCAGGAGGAAAAACGCTACTATCAGGAACTCCATGAGGGCATGATCATGTATGGCAACAAGGGCGAAAAGCCGGAGATTCTTGAAAGCAAGCGCCCGTCAGCCAATTTTCTCAATTTCTGCGAACTTGTTTTGCGGATTTTAGCATCCTCTCTGGAGATTCCCTACGAAGTCCTGACCAAAGATTTTTCCAAGACCACTTATTCCTCCGCCCGCGCCGCGCTGCTGGAAGTCTGGCGCGTCTATGAGGTCTACAGGAGCTTTTTCCGGCGTCATTATTGCCAGCCTCTCTGGATGATGGTGCAGGAAGAGGCATATCTGCGCGGCTATCTGAAACTGCCAGCTGGCGCTCCGGATTTTTACGAGGGCATGCCATTCTGGTGCAATACCAAATGGATCGGGCCAGCGCGTGGCTACATCGATCCCATCAAGGAAGTAACAGCCAATATCAAGGCCATAGATAACGGTTTGATGAGCCGCGCTGAAGCGATTGCGGAGCGTGGCGGCGATGTGGACGAAACTTTTGAGCAGCTGGCAAGGGAGCAAAGGAAACGTGAAGAACTTGGCCTGAAACTCGGTTCGGCAGCCGCTCCCAGTCAACCCTCTGCAATAAATCCTGCCGAAAATCAGCAACAATCGCAGACTAGCGCAGACACTGAAGACAACAACGAACACACACAAGACAACAACAATGCCGAAAAAGACCGTGCTGAAGCTAATGGCGGCGAGTGACAATCTCTGGGCCATGCAGCCCGGCGCATTCTCCGCATTTATGGACGCTCTGCAAATGGAGGCCAAATCACCGTTTGAAGGGCCAGGCGATGCCTCTCCCTACCAGCTGGAAAGTGGAGTGGCGATTATTCCTGTGGATGGCGTGATTTTGCGTCAGCAATTCTGGGGATTTGGCGCGGGATTGCGGGAAATCAACGCGGCCTTGTCCGCTGCCCTGGCAGATCATGAGGTCAGGGCAATCCTTTTCAACATCTGCAGCCCTGGCGGACAGGCGCGAGGGGTGAAAGAGCTGGCTGACGCCATTTTTGCCGCCAGAGCAATCAAGCCATGCGCTGCCTGGGTGGATGGCCTCTGCGCATCGGCGGCTTACTGGCTGGCCTCTGCCACTGGCCGCATTTATGCCGGGCCAAGTTCCGAAGTCGGCTCCATCGGCGTCATTCTGCGCCATATGGACATGTCTGGATTCAACAAGGAAATGGGCCTCAATTTTACCTACATCACCGCCGGCTCCCACAAGGCCATCGGCAATCCGGACACTGCGCTTTCCGAGCGCGATCTGGCAGTGCTGCAAGCCCGTGTGAATGAAATTTACGAAATGTTCTGCAGCGATGTGGCAAGCCACATGGGCCTTGCCTTGGATAACCGTCTGTCCTGGGCGGATGGCCGTGATTTTCTGGCTGGCGAAGCTGAAGCCCTTGGTCTGATTACATCATTGGTGCCCAATCGTGAAGAAGCTGTCAGAAATTTACTGAAGGAGACATTTATGGACAAAACCGAACTGGCGCAGAAGCATCCGGAATTGCTGACCAGCATTGAGGCTGATGCAAAGCAGGCCGCGCTGCAGGAGGCCTCCAAAAAAAACGAAGCCGCAGTCAATGAGGCTGTGGCCAACACTCTGGCAATCATGGAAACGGCCTGCGGCAAGGAAGCCACTGATAAAGTCCGCGCCCTTGTGGCTACAGGCATGACTCCGGCGCAGCTGGAGGCAGCGGCCAAGGCTTTTGGCAGTTGTCAGCATCCACAGGACGCTCCGTCAAATGCGGGAGCGGATGCGCACAAGCAGATGCTGGAAGCCATAAAACAGGCCACTCCGGGCGCGGTTTCGGCCACCGCGCCAGCTGAAGATGAAGCCGCAGCTTTCATCCAGCGCGTTGGCGCGATGTAAGGAGACAATATGCAAAACCTAGCCTCTTATACCAGACCGGCTTTTCTTGGCGATCATCCTCCTGTGCTGGCCAGAATGATCATGGAAAGCAACGGAACCGAAACCACTTGTCTGGCCGGCTCTGTGCTGGGCCGCGATGCGAATGGCAAGCTCGGAATGTGGACTGCCGAGAGCGCGGATATTTCCGGCATTTTGGCTGGCGATGTGACTGTGCCTGCAAGCGGCGGCGCATCGGTTGATGTTTACATCCATGCCCATGTTGTGGCCGATGCCCTTCTTTTTGCTGACGGCGTTTCGGCGGAAGATGAAAAGACCGCGCTCGCGGCTTTGCGCCAGAAGGGGATTTATTCCGCTGTCACCTGGGCGCCCGCAAAAACGGAAACCGCTGGCCAAACGAAAACGCCGGAACAAAATGGGGGAGGTGAATAATCATGCCAATGGAACTTGATTTCTTTACTCCCCGCACTCTCACAGGCGTCATCAATCTGCGGCCTATAAAATGGGATTTGTTTACTGGATTTTTCAAGGCGCAAGACCCGAAGCCGGTTGAAGTTTTCATGCTGGAAACATCCCTGCGCGGCGCGACAATCCTGCCCAGCATCACCAATTATGACGCGGGCACCATGCGCAAGGGCGAAACACTCTCCGTTGGCTATGTGAAGGCTCCGCGCTTCCGGCCAAAAAGGGCATTCCGCGCCGCCGACCTGCTGAAAACCCAGAAGGGTTTTACTCCCTACGATCCCCGCATCAATCCTGTGGAAAGGGCCATTGCTGACGACATGGACGCACACCGCGATGATATCGACAGGATGCTGGAGATTATGTGCGCCCAGGCTGCGGTGGATGGCAAGATTGAGCTTTACGATGTGGTTGAGGGCAGCGTCACCAAAAACTATACGGTGGATTTCAGACGGCCCCGCTCTCATGATGTCAAGCTCACTGGCGCTGGTCTGTGGAGCAATCCCGAATCCGATCTGATTGGCTCCGTTGAAGAATACAATCTGCTGATTCAGGAAGACACCTCCGGACTCTCCGCAACAGACCTCATTCTTGGCAAAAACGCCTGGACTGCATTCCGCAGGCATCCGGATGTGAAAGATACCCTGGACAATCGCCGCGTTGATATTGGCGAGTTATCCCCGCGTGTTTCCGCCAAGCTCAAAGGGCAATGGAATGGTCTGAATATCTGGGTTCATAACGCCACCTACAAGGATATCAACGGCCAGACCAAATATTATCTGGAACCGAATTGTGCGCTCCTGCTTACGCGTGACGCCGAATCCGTCATTGAGTTCGGCCAGCCTGTGGATGTGAAGTGCGAGGGGCCTGCGCGAATATTTGCCAAGCAGTTTGAGCAGGAAGATCCCTCCGGCATTTTCACCATCGCTGAATCCCGGCCTCTGCCCATCACAAGGCACACTGGCTGGACTGTGAAGCTGACTGTGCTGGCGTGAGCCGGTCTTTGCGCCATACTGCGTCAAACCGCGAGTTTGCCTCGGTCATGGGCGTTTAAGCCCACTCCCGTCGTCAAACTCTTGTTTTCCTTGTCTGGCACCAAAGCCTGACTCACGCAAAACCGGAGATAAAAATGGCCAGTTTCGACATTGCCTACGCTCCGCTCAAAGACTTTGAGGGCGGCTACGACAACGACCCGGACGATCGCGGCGGCGAGACCTACGCCGGAATCGCCCGCAACTTTTTCCCTCGCTGGCAGGGCTGGAAGATCATTGACCAGATCAAGAAACCCAATGCCGGCAAAAAGGCCATCAGTGCCGCCTGCAAGAAAGATCATTTGCTCCAGGATTATGTCCGGGGCTGGTACAAGACAAACTGGTTCGACGCCCTTGGCATTGGCGAGCTTCCGCAAGCCCTGGCCAACGAAATCTTCGAACAAGGCGTGAACATGGGCAAGGCCGGCTCCGGAAAAAAGGTGCAGATAATCTGCAACGCCTACAATTATTTGTCGGGCGCGAAAAAGCTGTTTGTGGATCTGAAAGTCGACGGCGCGATCGGTCCCAAAACACTGGCCGCCCTCAAGATCATCCTGACCAACAAGGCGAATGCCGAAAGTCTTGTCCATGCGCTCAACTGCATGCAAGGGGCGCATTATCTGGAGCTTGCCGCCAAAAAATTCAGCCAGCGCAAGTATGTAGCCGGCTGGATGAAACGCACACATTGCGAGGACGGCCATGCGTAGATTTCTTGTCTTGCTTCTTGCCTGGCTTCTTTCCGGCGTGGGCATAGGCGCGTCATATTACGCTGGCAAGGCCAAAAAAAGGAACAGGTTGGTGTGAGCCATGACCGAGGAAGAACTGATTGACTTTTTCATGGCATTCCTGCCGGAGTCGCTGGAAGGCTGGATGGCGTACGTGATGCTGGCTTCGGCGGTTCTTTCCTGTGTTCTGCCCAAACCGGCAGATGACGCGCATCCGGTCTTGCGCATGGGGCATAAACTGATCTGTATCTTTAGCTTTGGCGCTGCAAGACTGCGGGCGGCGGGAAAAATCGCGGGCGTGCTGCGCAGAAAAAAAGAGGGGCAATGATGAACGAGGTGATAAAGCAAACAATTTTCAAGCTTGTTCTGCCGGTTCTAGTGCCTGTTGCGGTTGGCCTTGGTTCGGCAGTCATCGCCACCAAGATTATGGTCGAGAAACTGGATACCAGGGTATCACACCTTGAAGTCCAGATTGAACGCCATGAAAAGGCCCTTGACCGTGATTTCGCCCGGCACGAGGCCACCGTGGCTGACATATCCCACAAGACCGATGATCAGGAAAAACGGCTGACCCGTCTGGAGGCGCTCTTTACCGAAACCCAGACGCTGCTCACGGAAATAAGAACAGATGTGAAAATCCTTTTGCGAGGCGGACAGCAATGACTTTCAAGCAGGAGATTGAAAATGATATTCACGGAGTTTTTCTCAATCTGGAAGAGTTTGGCGAAGAGGCTGAAATCTGCGGTCATCGCGATGTGCCAATGGTTGTGGAGTCACTGGCCCTTGAAA